GGAATCTGTTGCTGCGTTAACAACTGAGCGAGATAGTGCAAAAGAAGCTTTGGAAAAAGCGATGGGAGACCTTAAAACAGCAAATGAAGAATTAGCAAAAGCTAAAGCAGAACTTGAGGCACTAAAGGCCAATGATGCAGCCTCTAACGAAGAGGACATTATCAAGTCTATGCCTGAAGAAGCTCGTGCATTGTACACTAAAATGAAAGCCCAAAAAGAAGCTGCTGAAGAAGCAATCCGTAAAGCCAAAGAGGCTGAGGCACAGGCTACAGCAATTGCTAAAGCAGCAGAACTGAAGGCTATTCCTATTGAGCAAGACAAGCTTGTAGGAATCCTTAAGGGAGCTTCTCCAGAATTGCTCGAAGTACTTACAGCTATCAATAGTGCTATTGAAAGTACTGTGTTAGGCGAAGTAGGTAAGAGATCTCCGGGACAAGCATCTTCAAGCAGTGAAGAAGCTTGGGCAAAAATTGAAGCTAAGGCGGCTGAGATTGCCAAAGCAAAAGGTATTTCGAAGGCTAAGGCCATCTCTCAGGCAGTAGATGAAAATCCTGATCTGTACAAAGAGTATCTGCAAGGAGGTGCTAACTAATGAATAATGCATATGAAATTCCAAACTTAAGGTTTAGTTTGCCGGCTGGTGCAAACATACCCCGTAGGCGCTTTGTTTCCGTGAATTCTTCAGGCAAAGGCGTTATTGCCACTGCGGGTGGTTTGACCATTGGTGTGTCTATGAACGAAGCTGCAGCAGGTGAAGTTCTTGAAGTTGCTGATGGTATAGTAGTGGTAGAGGCCAGTGGTGCAATAGAAGCTGGCGCTAGTATTTCTGTAGCTGCAGATGGTCGGGCTGTTACAGCATCCAGCGGCGTGGTAGTTGGTACAGCACTTACTAATGCTGCCAACGCAAATTTGTTTGTTACCGTTAAATTACTGTAAGGAAAGGAGTGTTGATAAATGCCTAAAATGCAAGATGCCCACATTGATAGAGCGTTAACAAATATGTCAGTTGCATATATGCAGGACGCTAGCAACTATATCGCTGACAAAGTTTTTCCCATTATACCTGTTAAGCGTCAGGCTGATCTCTACTACATTTATAACACTGGGGACTTCTTAAGAGATGAAGCCAAAGTTAGAGGAGCTATTTCGGAATCTGTTGGCAGTGATTACGATCTTGCTTCAGATACTTACTACTGCAAGAAATACGCTTTCCATAAGGATGTTTCTCCAGAGGAGCGCGTGAATTATGATGAACCACTTGATGCAGATAAGGACGCACAGATTTTCGTGACCCAAAAGATGCTTATCCGTAGGGAAGTGGAATGGGCCTCTAAATTCTTTAAAGCTAACGTATGGAGTCATGAGATAGAGGGTGCTAACGCAACTGCAACTAATAAGGTAGTGTATTGGAACAAAGACACGTCTAATCCCATCCAGGATATAACGAATGAATCAGTCAAGATGGCAGCTCGTACAGGTTACAGACCTAATACTTTGGTTCTGTCCCCCTACGTATTCAATGCTTTAAAGAACCATTACGATGTTCTTGACAGAGTTAAGTATACCGAAACTGGTGTTGTTACAACGTCCTTGCTTGCGTCGCTGTTCGAAGTTGAAAACGTGTATGTAGCTTGGGCAGTAGTTAATACCAGTGCTAAAGGTGCTGCTGATAATATTGATTTCATCATGGGCAAGAATGCGTTGCTTTGTTACAGTAACCCTAACCCTAGCCTGAGAACGCCTTCAGCCGGCTATATCTTTTCTTGGACTGGTTTAGAGGGTTCTGGAGCTTATGGTAACCGTATCGTTAGAATTCCTATGGATCTGCTCGGCCTAGGTGTAGAACGTATCGAGGGTGAAATCGCTTTTGATGCTAAGAAAGTTGGCGATGACCTCGGTGTGTTCTTTAAGGACATCGTAGAGTAATGTTTGTAGTTAGGCGCTCTTTTAGGGGACCACGAGGACCTATAACTGCTGGCTCTATTGTTGAGCCAGCAGATATAAGGAACTTTAGGTACCGATTACGAGAGAAGCATATCATAGAAGTTACCGAGCAGAACTTCAATAGCTATCGTGCATTTTTTAAACAGCGTTTTGGAGTAGACATTGGTGCAGCAAAGGAACTTGAAGAACGTAAAAAGATGCTTGCTTCAAAATGTGCTAAACTAAAGCTAGAACTGCCCGAGGACCTAACTATTGAGCAGCTTGAACAAGCAATAATTGACGCTGAGGCAAAAGCTGAGGCAAAAGCGGAGGCAAAAGCTAAAGCAAAGGTTGCTGCAGAAGTAAAAGTTGCAAAAAGTACTACTAAATAGGAGGTGATAAGATGTCTTGGAGTTATTCTGGAAATCCAGCTAATAGTGAACTAGATGAGCTCCGATTTATTATTGGAGATACAAATATGTCTGAACCTATTATGCAGGATGAAGAACTCGAGTATCTTATCACCAAGTATGGATCTAATAGAAATTTGTTGATGTACCAAGCTTTTACACGCGCAGCAACTTTATTTGCTAGGGATATTAAACGTAGCTTAGGCCCACAATCTGAAGATCCCACTGAAAGACTAAAGTATTTCAGGGACCAAGCTAATTTATATAAGGCTAAGCTTGCAATTGCTGGCATATCAGTACCAGTATATAATTATCCCAAGGTATTCCATAAAGGTATGCATAGCAATCCACCTTGGCCAGCAGGCGGTGGTAGGAATGTTTAAGAGCTTAAAACCTTGGATGAATTTACCGTTTGTTTTTAGACCTTACATTGGTCGTAGCGGTACTGGTGCTAAACAGTTTGCGGCTAATGAATCTGGTTTATGCTATGCGGAAGGTTCTGTGAAAGTTGTGAAAGATGCCCAAGGAAAAGAAGTAGTATCTACAATGCAACTGTACGTCGATGGTAACTCTTCTATTAAAGAACTCGACAATGTAGTGTTCGAGGGACGTGAGTCAGAGATTAAAGCTATCGGCTACTTTTATAGGAACGGGCGTGTAGATATGAAGGTGGTGTATCTCTAATGCGTGGATTTGCGGAATTTACATTTAGTAGACAGGAGTTAAATACATTTGCTGCTAGATGTGAATTTGCTATAAGGAACATTGACAGAGGTACTAAGAAAGCTACTATAGCTGCAGCTGAAGAGATAATGGACGAAAGTAAGCGTCAAGTACCTAAATTGACTAAAACATTATTATCTAGTGCTTTTTATGAAGTAACACGTAGAACAGATACAGCCGCTACAACTTGGGCCTATGAAGCACTATTAGGGTACGGCGGTAATGGAGACCCTATAAATCCTGTTACTGGTAAGCCAGCGTCATATTACATGGTGGCAGTGCATGAGGATTTAGATGCGTTTCACCCTGTAGGTAAAGCTAAGTTCCTAGAGGACCCAGTAAGAGAATATGCTGATAAGAACTTTAAAAGAACTGTATTTAAATATGCAAAGGAATCGCTAGCAGGCATGAGTGATTAGAAAGGGGGCTACTAATGAATAAGCCATTGTTACTTGACATTGTATCATTTCTTATAGCTAAGCAAATTGTCATAGCAGATGGTACAGATGTATTTCGTGACTTTACTCCAGAAGAACCCGATTCTCTAGTAGCTCTGCATGAGTATAGCGGTAGCCCTGCATCTTTATATGACCCTGCAGTTCATCGGTCTGTACAGATACTAGTAAGGGACCCTGACGCCGACATGGCGAGGCAAAAAGCTGTTAATATTTTTAAAGCATTTCAGGAAGAACAGGATGATGACGGTAGAGTAGATTTAACTCCAACCCGTTGGGGTCAGGTATACCTGCGTCAGCCTCCGTTCTTAATGAAACGCGATGAAAATAACCGAGTCTACTATGCCTTTAATATAGGCATAACAACTACTATTGAATAGGAGGAATTAAACCATGGCAATGAGAATAGGTTGTGACAATCTTGTGTATGCAAAGATGATTACAGAAGATACCGCTACAACAGCTCCAGTGTATGATGAAGTAGTATCTGCACCTGGTGTAATGCATATTAACATCAATCCTAACGCTTCATTAGCGACAGCATTCTATGATGATGGCCCAGGTGAAACAGCTTCTACATTAGGTAATATAGACGTTGAAATTCAAAAGAACGCCCTGACGTCTCAGAACAAAGCTGACTTACTTGGGCACACAATTGACGCTAATGGTGGTGTAGTGTATGGTGATAATGATACGCCACCTTGGGTTGCAATTGGCTTTAGAACATTAAAGTCTAATGGTAAGTACCGGTATGTATGGCTGTACAAAGGCCGTTTCTCTGATCCTGAGGACAATAATGAGACTAAGGCTGATAGCATCAATTTTCAGTCTGACACAATAAGAGGTCAGTTCGTAAAACTTAACTACCCTGTGGAAGTTGCACCTGGTGTTGCTAAGAGAGTTTGGAAGTACGAAATTGATGCAGACAACCCTGATGCTAACGAGGCTACAATGAGTACCTGGTTTGATGATGTTAAAATGCCATCCGCTACAGAAGATACTGGAGATTAACAAAAATAAATCCGTTGAAGGGGTGAAATCTTAATGTCTAACTTGGCAGATGTAAAGAGCAAGACAGTTAAGATTACCTTAAATGACGGCGTTGAGCGTACGATTAAATTTACGCTCAATGCTTTGGCTGAACTGGAAGACAAATTTGGTTCAGTTCAAGCTGCTTTCGATAAGTTGGAAAAAGAAAACAGCATGAAGGCACTAAGAGCCATTTTGTGGGCAGGTTTCTTACATGAGAGCCCTAACCTTACAGAGCAGGAAGTCGGTAATCTAATTGATATTGCTTATATGGCAGAACTTGTAGAATCACTCGGAGTAGCTTTTGAAAGCGACATGCCGCAGGATAAAACTTCTGTAGAGGGATCTGAGGTCCCAAACGCCTAAATCCCGATGATAGCAATGGGGCCGATCCCTTCAAAAGTGATGGTTGGGATTGGCCTTACATTCTATATATCGGGAGAGTATGGCTACGGTATACTGAAAAAGAATTATGGCAGCTAACACCTAGGCAATTCAAAGCACAGTTAGAGGTGCATGCTGATATACAGCGTAGACTAAATGGCGCAAAAACACAAAGGATACAAACAGGATATATAGATCAACTTAAAGGATGGTGATACCTTGGCAAACTTTGCAAATCTAACAGCACAACTAAATCTTAATATACAGAACTTTGCACGAAATATACGTAAGGCATCTATCTTAGCTGATAAGTTTGCTTCTGATCTACAGGGTAAGATAAATACTGGTATGGTGGAACCTGCAAAGAAATCAAAGTTTGCGTTCAAGGATGTATCACGTATAGTCCAAGGTATCATAGTATCTAAGATATTCTATAGTAGTCTTAATGCTATTAGAAGAGCTACAGATGCAGTATGGGAATTTTCAAAAGAGTTAGAGTATGCCAAGATGGTATACTCTAACCTATTTGGTGACACTGAGCTAGCTCAAGAGTTTATAAATGTTCTTAAAGATTTTGCTGCAGTTACACCATTCTCTTTTAAGCAGTCTGAAGAAGCGGCGAAGAGACTGCTTGCATATGGTTTTGAGTATAAAAACATCATGTTTATGATGCAAGGCGTGCTATCAGCAGCTACTGTTCAAGGTACTGATGCCGTTATAGGACCTATCTCCAGGGCCTTTGGTCAGATTTATACTAAGGGCAGGTTAATGAATGAAGAGATGCGCCAGCTTGCTGAAGCCGGTATACCTGCATATGAAATATTGCAGGAGAAACTAAATCTAACCGCTGAAGAGCTTAGGAATCTAGGCAGAACGGCGATTCCTGCTCATGTAGCTCTTAATGCACTTGTTGAAGGTATCAATGAGAGATTTGGAACTACTCTGCAAACTGCTTCTATTACTACTCAGGGTATAATAAGCAATATTGTAGATAACTCTACAATGTTGTTTGCTGGCATATTTGAGCCTTTTACAGAGTACTTAAAGGGTGTTCTAGGACATTTAGGCGAGTTTATAAACGAGCTTAGAAGCATTTATGAGCTGAAAGGTCTTGGCGGTGTGTTCGAGA